GTCGCATCTTCCTCGTCGGAGGCCAGCACTTCAACGCTGTCGTCTTCGAGCAGCAGCGCAAGCTGATCCTCGGTCAGCCCATCATGGAAGGATGTCGCATAGACCGGCGTATCGTCGTAGTACGTCTTGACGATGCCGTTGCCCTGCAGCAGCGAGTCCCACGTGGCGTTGTAGACGATCTCGTAGCCCTTGTTGTCCTTCCAGAACACGTAGTTCAGGCCGTCTGTAACCTGGTCGGCGTACTCCATGTCCGCCTTGGTATCTGGCTCTGCAACCGCCATGCGATCTGACGCGGTGAACACCCGCATGATGCCGGGGAGCATCCAACCGATGGTATCGGCCACGTCGCGGCTGACCACCTTGGAGCGGTTCGCCTCGGGAGGGACGTATTTGTCCATGTCGCCGAGATAGTAGTCGAGCGCCTTTTCCCGAGTGGTGGCGCGGGCATGCTTGTCGTGGTGCTTGGCCAGTTCGATCTGCTGGGCGATTATCGCCTCGAGCTGAGTATCGGAGAGCTTTTCGGCCATCAAACAACCCACTTCAAATTGCGCTTGACGGCATACGGCTTCGGCGCCACTTCAGCGTGGCGCAGCATCATCAGGGCATATCGAGAGGCGCTGATCACGTCGTCGCGCTCCTTCACGATCTTGCCGTCCTTGCGGTGGTACAGCCGGCGCTCTTCCAACCATTCGGTACAGGTCGAGAACACCTTCCAACGGCCGGTCAGCATGCGGTCCAGCATCTCGGCGATACCAGCCTCAACGCCATTGCCGCCCTCTTCCCACTCCGCCCGCTCCGGGAGCATGTTGAGCCCCTGGCCGCGGTACTGAGCGGCAAGCTGTTCGCCCGATCCCTTGTCATGCTGCAAGCCATCGTGTGGCCATGCGCACGGTATCCAGTCGCCCCACGGCTTGATGCCGGCGGCATGAATGATTGGCGTGGACTCGCGCTTACGGAACACTTTCGTCACGTAAACGATGTCTGCGTCGCGATCCCACGCCAGGTTGGCGGCGCCGAAGGGATGGTCGTAACCGAAGTCGACGCCGTTGATCTGGGGCCAGATATCAGGAATGGCGATGGGCTGGACGATGATCTCTTCCTCGATCACCGGGAAGATCAAACCAGATCCAAGCGACGGAATGCCCTTGGTTCGAGCCTCGCGCTCGTGCGCGGGGTAGCTCGCAATGATCTTGGCGCGCTGCTCTGGCGTGTAGTGCTCGGCGTCATCGATCGTCATGGTGGTGACGATGCGGTCTTCCGACTCTTCCATCACATACCGCGCCACCACGTTGGACATGCCCATGAGCGGCGTGAACGTCACCGCAATCAGGCCTTGCGTTGCGTTGGTTCGCGTGATGCCTTCGAAGTACACATCCTCCGGCGGCTCTTCATCGAACCACACGTAGTCAACGGTCGTCGCCTGCCACTTGCCGCGGCCCTGCTCATACGCCTTGAGGTAGAGCGAGGATGCACCGCCTGACACATGCCGCACCGTCACGCTGTCCAGGGCGTTGCTGACGCCCATGCGACGTGTCCGGGCCTGTAGTGCGTCTCCGGGGATAAACCCCGTTCCCCATTCTTCTTCGCGGTCCGGCGGCCCCACCATGAGCCGCTGCACACCATCGCGCGTCAGTTCGTAGCTTTCAGAGCCGGCGAGCATCACTATCGGCTTGTCGAAGCGCTTGCCTTCCCACCAGTCGGGATAGCGCCCGGTGAGGTGCATTGCCGCTTCAGCCGCACCTGCCACCGTCTTGCCGAGCTGGTTTCCCGCCATGAAGAGGCGTTCACGATGCGTCAGGCCATTGAGGTGAAACTCGCGCTGCTTGGCGTACGGCCGGTAGTGCTTCAGCCGGTTAGTGAGTTCTCGGCGCCTGAGTTCCTTCAGCCTCGTCTGGATCGCTTTCAACACCGACGAAGGCGGCAAGGGTTCCGGCGAGTTCTCTAAGCTCGCGTCGAATGTCATCGTCGCTCTTGCCTTCGAACTCGTTGACAGTGAGGTTCACATCGCGCGGCAGCAGCGAAGCGATGACCTTCAAGTACTGGTCGGGCTTCTCGGATCTGGTCTTGACGATCGCTTCTTTGCCGTGCGCTTCGAAGTCCACGCGCAGTGCTTCAACGAAGTCCTCGGACAGCTTATTGCGCGCGCCGATCGGCCGACCTGATGGGTTGCCGGACTGGCCTGGCTGGAACTTGCTCATGATCCTGTTTCCAACCTGTAGGATCAGGCCACTGCTGCCTGCTCTGGTATAGGGGGATACTGGCGGGCCGGGCGCTACTCCGGCTAGCGGAGGACTTGTCTAGAACAGCCGCCGCTCACGCACTCTAGAAAATGGCGTGTCCGCTTTCCACGCCGCCGCCATGGGCGTTGCCGGTAGTCGCGACCTCGGCAACACGGCCATTTAACTCACGCTCTCCGTCGCGAAACCTGAGCGTCCATAGGCCTGCCCAAACTTTGCCCTCGCAGTAGCTATGCTGCGCGTTCTGCCTCCGGGCCAGAGGCTGTGAAGCTATGAGCGGATTATGCTGGAGCTCAGCAGCTCGCCGTACCGGAACGACTTCGAGGATTGAGAGCTACTCGCGCCTCGCACGCTACCGGCTCATTTTTGAGCCAGTGACTTCGTGCCCTGTTCGGTTTGTGTCAACGGCATCGGGCGTCCGCGTTGCCGCCGCTGGCATTCTAAGTTCGCGGCGAAAACAAAATGCCCCGCAGGAGGTCAAGCCACGGGGCCGGTTCGGCGCGAAGCGCCTACGTTGGAAACTATGTCTAGGCTGCTTCGCGAGGCACGTCAAGCGCGGTTGAGGTTTGCCACATTGTCATTCACTGCGCGCATGCATCCACTGGCCCCGTCTAATAGCCAGAACGACACTATGAACCCGGTATCGGTCATTTGGCCAGCCATGAACCGCCCATTGACTATTGCGGTCAGGCCGATCCACATCCACTTATCATCCCGGCCTGCGATGCGCCTCATGCCGCCCTCCTATTCCCAAGCCCGTAGTGACGCGCCAGCGCATTAAGCGCCAGCCTCACGTCGCCCACCATGTGATGCAGATCGACCTCACCAACCACACACAGCGATATGGCCGCGTAGAGGTTGCCATGCAGCCCAATGATGTTCTGAGCGGTCTGGATTGCCGCCTCTGCCGCCATGAACCGCGCAACCGCCTGCTGTGAGCGCCCGACGTTCTCGTGGTGAGTTCGCCCATGCACGGCGTTGAGATCCACGGCGCCCATTTGCTTTGGAGCATCGATGGCCATGTGGTAGTCTCTGCGGTCTGCCAGGTATGCCTGCGCTGCATCGTATTGCTGCTGCGTCAGCTCACCAGTGAGGCACAGGCGTCCGATGTAGCTGCCGGCCATCTGGTCCCGCAGCTTCTCCATTGGCACGTGGTGGACACGCCAGCGGGCCATGAGAGCCGTGTTCATGGCGTCCCATTCGTCAGCCGCTACCTTGGCGATGTCTCGAGCCTGCTTTTCGATGGGCTTGCGAGATAGCCGACCCCCGGCCTCTCGTTTGCCTTCCTGTCTACGTGGTCCGCGCTTACCCATCGTTTGCCCCTGGGTTGGTGGATGGTGGTTAGGTCTTGTCCGAAACCATCGGCCCCGAGCCGATGCCGAAGGTCCAATCGTTAAGCCGAGGCCAGTCCGCCGCCGTCTTGAACTCAACGCGCTTGATGTTCCCGTTCTCAAAATACTCGATGGCCTTCACACTCGGGCATACGCCCTGGCGCTCGACCGCCCCGCACCACAGGCAGGTTTTCAATCGAGCGGCGCTGGCTGTCTCCGTCATTCCTTGCTCCCTTTGGCAGCGTGATCGAGATTTGCCGGGTGCGAGTAAATGGCCGGCTCCGGGTCTCCAAAACCGCCAGTGGGAGGCGCAAACTTAAGCGGAACAGGCCGTAGCTGCGCTTTGCCCATATGCGCGTAGTGCCTCTCCACCATGTTCTCCCCCTTACTCATGGGAAGACCGGATGGCTTGGGCTATGGAGCGAGCTGCCGCGTGATCTAGATTTGCCGGGTGCGAGTATACGGCTGGTTCTGGATCGCCGAATCCGCCGAGCGGTGGCGGAACCTTCAGTGGAATGGGCCGGAGCTGCGCTTCACCCATACGGGCTAGCGCCTGCTTCGTGATCTCTGCTGCCTCCGGTATCGTCACGTCGCTCATGATGCCTCCGGGGTTGGGG